GATTGCGGAATCGCTCCCTATTGGAGCGGTGACTCCCGTTTCTATAGCGGTGCGCATCCAACGGGAGACGGCAAGACCCGCATCGCTCAGTATATGGCGGCTAAAATGTTGTTTAATCCTTAACAATAACGATTATGAAAGACTATTTGAAACATATCATTGCAGGTGCTATCGTTGCGGCACTCGTTGGATTGCCCGCATATCTGGACAGCCGCAACCCCTATAACCTCACATGGCATACATTTATTGCGCTACTGTATTACACCAGCATTAGAATTTTCGGTCGCTTTTATTTTAACTACACAGCCAACAATGATTACACTTAACTTCAACGGCACAACGCTTGATGTGCAGCCTAACGACAGCAGTTACCGATACCGTGCGTTGATGCAACGCCCTCTACTGGTGTTGAAGTTTTCGTTGCCCACCTACATTGAAGTGCCAGTCGGCGCAACGTGTCAATATATGGGGCAGACGTTCCACCTCAACCAGCCGCAAGACATCAAAAAGCAGGGCGAGCGCAACATTGAATACACCCTTAACATGGTAGGCGGCGAGGAAAGCCTGACATTGTACAAGTTGCGCAATACGGTTGACCACCGCCTAAAGTGGTCTATGTGCGCCAAGCCGCATGAATTTATAGCGGAGATAGTCAGCAACCTCAATGAGCGTGACGGCGTGGGCGTGTGGAGTGTCGGCACATGCCTTGACGCAACCGAAAAGACCATTGAGTTTAACCACACCAGCCTTGATGCAGCATTGCAAAGCGTTGCTGATACGTTTGAAACGGAGTGGGAAATTGTCAACTTCACCATACATTTGCACAAGGTGGAGTATTTTAAGGACAACCCCTTGCCGTTAAGTTACGGCAAAGGTAATGGGTTTGTGCCTGGTGTCGGGCGCACCACTCCCAGCGGCGAGCAGCCAATCAAACGGCTTTATGTGCAGGGCGGCGACCGCAACATTGACCGCTCGCAGTATGGCGCACCCGAATTGCTGTTGCCAATCAGCCAGCAACTGGAGTATGAGGGGCGCACATACCAAAGCAGCGAGGACGGAACCTATATTGAGCGTGTGGACGTGGTGAGCGATGCAGTGAAAGAGGACAGCCTTGATTGCAGCGAAATTTACCCCTCACGCATTGGCAAGGTGAGCGAATGGATTACGGTAAACGCAGCCAAAAACTTCTACGACTTCACCGATTTAACCATACCCAACGAGCTTAACTTTAACGACTACCTTATTGCAGGTGAAAGCATGACCATTATTTTCCAAACTGGTATGCTTGCAGCAAAGGAATTTGAAGTCAAGTACAAGCACACTCAAAGGCGGTGGGAAATTGTGCCGCAAGAGATTGACGGCGTGGTAATGCCAAACGACACCTTTAGGCCGCAAGCAGGGGAAAACGGCGACACATACGCCGTGTTTGGATGCATGTTGCCAACCCGGTACATTTGCGATAACGTCAACAAGACTGGTGCGTCATGGGACATGTTCCGTGAGGCGGCACGCCACATGTATGAACACGAGGAGCAGAAATTCACATTTAGCGGCACGCTGCAAAGTTTGTGGTCAAAACGCAACTGGGCGAATGTGGGCGGTCGCCTTGTGGTGGGCGGTTATGTGCTGTTTACCGACAACCAGTTTGCGCAAAGCGGTGTGTCGATACGCATTACTGGCATTAAAGACTTCCTCACTTCGCCATACGCACCAGCCATTGAAATCAGCAACTCGGTTACTGGGCAGAGCGTAGGCAGTCAATTGCGCACCATTGAACAGCAGGAAGTGGCCATCATTGAAACCGAAAAATCGCTTAAGCAGTTCACACGGAGGATGTTTAGGGACGCACAAGAAACAATCGCCATGCTGGAAAGCTCGTTACTGGATTTTGGTGAAAGTATTAACCCAGTGGCGGTGCAGACAATGGCAATGCTTGTGGGTGACGAAAGTTTGCAGTTCCGTTTCATAACAGCGGCAGACAACGACACCCCCGACCTCAATTTCCAAGTGACGTACAACAATGCCACAATGCAGTTGAGTTGCCCTGCAACTTTCCTCCAACACATGACACTGGGCATTGGCACAATAAGCAGCTCACGCACGCTGGGCGATTACAAAGTGTGGCAGATGCAGCAATTTGTGTCGGGCGTGCTGGCAGACGCAACCACACGTTACTACCTATATGCCAAGGTAAGCACCAACACCGCCAACGGTGGCGAGTTTGTCCTATCAAGCACGGCAATCGGCATGGAGGCAGTAAACGGTTATTATCACTTGCTGGTAGGAGTTTTGAACAGCGAATTTGAGGGCGAGCGCAGTTATGTTTCACTGTATGGTTTTACCGAAATACTTCCTGGGCGCATTACCACCGACCGCATTGTAAGCGCAGACGGCAACACATACTTTGACCTTGCCAACGGCGAAATTGGCGGCATTATCAAGTTTTTAAGCAATGGCCAGTACCAAACACTCATTGACGGCGGTTACATAAAAACCGAATTGATTAACGCACGGTTGCTGGAGGTGGCAAGGGTGCTTGCTGGTGACGCAGACGGTCGCCGTATAGAGATAAACCCCGAAAACAAAAGCGTGTACATTTACGATAGCAACAACGTACTTGTCACGGTATTTGAGGGCAACAGTTATGCCAGCATTGACGCACTTTTTGGCAACTCTACTGGAACGGTGACAATGACCCAAGCCAGCGGCAACCACGACTATACACCCACCGAGTATGACGGTGGCGACACTGGTCAAGGCACGCAAATCATTAGTGACGTTTTTCAAACCACATCGCCGTGTAATGTTGAGTTTACTGGTTTGCTGCATTGCCGTGTGGTAAGTGATGCAAACACCAAAGAGTGGGGCTATGCGCAAGCCACAATACGGCTCTACTTGCAGACGTTTGCTGACGCTGCATGTACCCAGCGCATACAGCAAGTCATGGTTGCGCTGGCAAGCTGTTTCATTACTGGCAATGATGAGGAAGTGGTTTACAATGCAGACAGTCATACGCTTGCCAGCGGTGACAACAAAACGGTTATTGCTGGTTATCACCGTCTTTTGGTTGAGTGGGAAATGCAGATTGAAAACACGACTGGAAGTGGTGGCGGTGTTGATGAGGCTTACATTGATTGGGGAAACATTGCAGCCACATGGAAAAGCGAGGTGTATATAAGCCGCTTTTTCGCCAACGGCTTTTGCATCGGCACACGCCGTGACAATTACATATTTGCCCAAAACGAGGCAAGCGGCATGAGCCTGAAAATTGAAACTGGCAACAATTACGGACTGGAGGTATCTTCGGCAGGTGTTAAAATCAAGCGTGGGAGCAGCACTTGGCAAAATCTTTAAATTTTTGCGTACAATCGTGCTTATTAAGCACAAAATTGTTAACTTTGTGCCATAAAACGAACAACTAAAATGAGCAGCATAATTGACTTTTGGAAAGCGGCGTTTGTCGCAGTCGGCGGAGGCATTGGGTGGGTCGTGGCAGAGTTTGAGCCAACGTTCCCTTTAATGCTGGTGGTGATTATTCTCATAGTATATGACGCATTCACGGCTTTCAGCCTTGACAAAAGGGTAAAAAAGAAATACCCCGACAAGGTGAAAAGGCATGAGGCGAAGTTTACAAGTTTTGCGTTTGGCAAGGTGGTGCGCACCACCATACCCAAGAGGCTTGTGCTCATCCTGCTTGCCTACCTTGTGGAACACTGGGTATTTATCCATGTTGATTTTCCATTGTCATACATTGTTACTGGTGTAATCTGTTTTGAGCAAGCATGGTCGATAATGGAAAACGAAAGCAGTTGTCGTGATGAAAATGAAAGCCGCTTTTGGAGGGTGCTGCAAAAAGTTATGGTTGACAAAACGGAGCGGCACTTTGACATCAATTTGGAGGACTTGAAAGAACAAATACCCAAACAAAAAGACGAGGAGTTATGAAACATTTTACCATTGCGGAAATGTGCAAAAGCGCAACCGCAAAAAGGCTGGGAATTGACAACACGCCGAGCGCAGAAGTCAAACGCAACATCACATTGCTTGTTGATAAGATACTTGACCCCTTGCGTGAGGCTTGGGGTGCGCCCATTATCGTAAGTTCCGGCTACCGTAGCCCGAAACTGAACAAGGCCGTGGGCGGCTCAAAGACAAGCCAGCACATGCAGGGTCAAGCGGCGGACATACACACCGTGAGCGACAAGCCAGCAGACAACCGCCGATTGCTGGATTTGCTGGTTAAACTTGGTTTGCCGTTTGACCAGCTCATTAACGAGTACCCCGACAAGAACGGCAACCCCAATTGGATTCATGTAAGTTACAGCAGCCAGCACCGCCGCAAGAAAATTTCGTGCGTGGGCGGAAAGTATGTACTTGGACTTAACGGTTAGATTATGAGCAATTACACTGATAAAATCAACGAAAGCGAGCAGGAAAGCAACGACACCTTTGTCAACGGTTGCATTAGGCTTGTGGTTTTTGTCCTTGCCGTATTGGTGGGGGCTATACTGTGTCTATGTTCGTGTTCCAAGCGTGTAGCGCAGACAACACCAACGGTTATCGAGTACGAGCATACCATTACCAACACACGAACCGAATACCTGCATGACACGGTTTGGCTGGAAGTGCCAGCGCAAAGTGCCGAGGTTGTGGTACTGGACAGCGTGAGTGTGCTGGAAAATGATTATGCCACCAGCACGGCACGCATCAACCCCAACGGCACGTTATTCCACAACCTTGCCACCAAGCCGCAGAGAAAGCCAGTGGAGCGTGATTTGCCAGTGACTTATAAAGACAGTATTATATATAAGGAAAAGGAGGTACAAGTACCAGTGCCAGTGGAAAAGAAACTCACTAAATGGCAAAGCACCTGCATAAACTGGTTTCCATGGTCGGTGCTTTTGCTGGCACTTGCCATTGGCGGCATATTCCGCAAACCATTATTAGCACTTGTAAGACGTTTTATTTGA